CTTTGCAAAAGTTTGGTGCAGACATGCAGGCTAGGGCATCTATGATGATTAAACCGATGAAGCCTATGGATATTCCTATGCCAGAACTGGGACCGGAAACGATCTTCATGCCACCAATGGAAGCTACACCACAATATATCCCACCAGCACAACAGCAAAGCACAATTGCACCTCTTATCTCTGGATTCGGTAGTGCAGCTTCGTCGCTTGCTGGTGTGGATTGGAGCAGTGCTTTTGGTGGTGGAGGCGGCGCACCTGGAGCCGGCTGGGGCGCTAGTGGTGGTCGTCCAGGCGGATACTAACTATTACTAAACTATGAAACAAGTACAATACAGGAGGGCTGCTCAAGGGGCTGGTTTTCGTCCTATACAAGTAAGTGGAGATAACATCGCTCGTATGCGTGAGGAGAGCGCCCGTGTTGTGCAAAACATGCGCGATGTACGGGACGCTGATATCAAAAATCGTGAACAGATCCTTGCGCAACAAAAAGAAAACCAACGACTAGAAGCAGGCCAGCGCGAGACCAATCGCCAAATTCAAACACAAAACTTCCAACGAGAGCTAACAGGCATTCAAGCGGAAGCACGGGCTCAGCAAGCTCAATACGAGCAAAATCAAAGAGACAACGCTTCTATTTTACAAAGCATCTCAAGTATTAGCGAGTCTGCCGGTAAAGCCTATTCAGAGTATGTTGAGGCTGAAGAAGACAAGACGATCAACCAAGCTCTTGAAGAGTATCTACAAAACCCCTATGATGAAAATCTAAACACTATTCGTAATGAGTTGGGGTTGGATGTTCTAGATGAAATGCAGCAATCTCAATTAGATGAGTATGAAGCTAGAGGTGGTGATCCGTTAGTTGTTGCTAAATCTCGTAACTACAGTGACCGCGTTAGACGTGAAATCCTGAAGGGTAAGGCTGCATTTTTCTATCAATATAAATACCCACAACTTCTTAACGAAGCTATTAAAAAGCAAGAGGATACTTTAGGTCGTCCTTTGACCTCATCAGAACTTGCTGGATACATGACAGATGTGTCTAAGATTGTTTCTGATAGGTTTAGAGCTGAAGGTGGGATGAGTCTTAAACCTGGTAGCATGAGAACTGCTCTAGAGTTTCAAGCAAAACACCACCAATCTATTTTATCTGACCGCCGTGAGCAAGAAATAGAAAATGAAAACCAGCGATATGCTGATAGCGCACTTACTATTCTAACTCAAAACCCTACAGAGTTTGGCAATAATATCAGCCAGTCTTTTCAAATGATCCGCCGTGCAAACGGTAACGACTATGCAAAAGCACATGACTGGTATGTAAGTCTTGCTACAATGCGTGGTCCTGATGGTAAGTATTTGTTTAGTACAGAACAGCTGGCAGGTACTGTGTTGCAAGCTGGTGAAAAACCGTATGCAAAAGAACGACCTGGACGATTTGCTGCTATATTGCAGGCACGTTTGGAAGACGATAATAAGTATAGAAATGCACAGATTAAAGCAGATGATCTTTCTTACAAAGAAGCAGAGAAAAATGCTCTTGAACTGATCATCCAAAATCCTACCAAAGATTATGTAGAATCAGCTGCAAATCGATTTAAAAAAACTTACGGTAAAGTACCTGCAAGTATTACTAAATATCTAGAAAATTATACTGTTGAAGCAGAGTCTAAAGCTAAACAAGTAGAAGAACTTGAGTCTATGCCTGACGGGTTTATCCTTAGGGAGCATGTTGACGCACTTAAACGTCTAGACGCTACTGCTGGTAAAGACTTAGAAAAACGTTTTGCTGCGCAAGAGGCTAAGTATAACTCAGGTGTTTACAAAGACCTATCCGATGCCTTTAAGACTACTGCAAATGGTGTGACCAGTTATGGTAGCCAAAAACCTAACAGTGCAACTAGTTTAGCTCTTCAAAGAGCTATGCGTGCTGAATTCCGTAAAAGAGTAGATCGAAGTGTTGGGGGCAATGCTGATCAAGCAGCCTTTAACACTGCAGCTGAGTTAATAGCTAAAGAAATTGAAAATGAAGTTAAAGCAGGAGCCAGGTCAAAGGACCCGGACTCTTTGTTTTACCGTAAACCGGGTGGACCTGGCGGCGCTGCTCAATTTCCAAATCTATACTCAAAAGCTAATTTAAGCGCATTCGAAGAAGCTAGACGCAGTTATCAAGCAATTGTACATAGTGTTATTGATAACGGTGGTGGAGCAAAGGGATTAGAAAAAACCTTAGACACAGCAGAAAGCATCCTTACTAGAGATGAGATTGTGTCTATTGTATCTGGCTATGGTAAGCCTGGTTTTGTAGTTCCTACGGATGTCCTTGCAGTTACTGGCATGGGCAATGGTCTTGATCCTTTTACGGTTATTAACCGTCAAATTGCAGCACTTGGAGATCCTAACTTGTTACCTTTAGAACCCCCAGCAATTATTCAAAGTATCAATAGCACAATGACTGACCAACAACGTCAGGATTTGTTTAATGCTATTAACGGTCCTAAACAAAGAATCCGTGCTTTACAACAGGTTGCTGGTACTGTTGCACAACCTTCTAATCTTAGAGCAGGTTTTGCAGGTAACAGCCTTAAGAGATCCTTTACTGATGCCTTGACTTATGAGGGCAACAGAGGTGCTTATCAACAAACTGGTCAAGCCCTGCAACAACTTGGTTTTCAAGTAGCCGAACATCCTGACTTTGGTGGTGTTGCTCCTGTACATGCAGGTAACAGTTTCCACGGTTATGGTGAAGCATTTGACATTACACACCAAACAGGTGATTACGATACATCCATCGAAAAGACACGTCAACTTAAAGAACTGATTCGTTCTATGAATCTTTTCAAAGAAGTTATCGGACCTGGCGATGGTGATCCCCGTCACGCAACCCATCTGCATCTTGGTGGTCTTATGAGACCGCTAACAGCAGAAGATATTGAGATACTAAACTCATTTAGATAAACTATGGAACTTGACCTTAACGAGCAGTTTAGGGAGGATCCAGGTGAAATGGAGCTGTCTCCTGAGTTTCAAGCTCAGCTGCAGCTCCAACAACAAGCCGAAGAGCTTGCATCTGAAGAGCCTCTTACTCCCACGGGAGAACAGCCTGAACCAGCTCCACAACCCGAGGTATCTACGGAACCTCAAGTAGAAGAACCAACAGGATTGCAACCAGTAGATACCAGTCCTTTTAGAAAACCAGACGGTACGCTTGATCTAGAAAAGATGAGGCAGTACGGTGCTGAGAGTGATATGGACGTAGTGCAAGGCATTGCCGACTTTGGTGTCGATGTGCTTAATGTAATCCCTGGTGTTAATATCCCTAAAGCTAATGACTTTGAGAATGAAGTCGCACAATCAGTACGTGAAATCTCTTCTGTTGTAGTACCTACAATGGTGTTCGGTGGTGCAATGCAAGCTGCAGGTACTGCTGCAAACACTCGTGTTGGTTGGTCACTTGGTCAAAACAAGTTCGTACAATGGATCGGTAGCCGAGGTGTTGAAGCCCTGGCTGGTCTTGGTGTCGGTGCTGTTAGCAGTGAGTACACTGAAGACAACCTGGCTGGTACTCTTAAAAAGAGATTTCCTAAAACTTACGACTTTATTCCGGATAGCATGGCTACCCTGGATACAGACAGTGAGGACATGAAACGACAGAAAAACATCTACGAAGATCTCGGGATGGGTTTTGTTGTTGACCTGGCAATGGGTGCCTCTAAGTTTATTACCGCTGCTGAAAGCACCATCGCCGGTTTGCGTAAGTCTAACCAGCTGGTCGGTGAAACACCTGAAGCCCGTGCATGGTTGAAAGAAAATCAACCTCCTAAAGGTTTGGAAGATGAAACTGCAGAAGATGTTGTTACACGTGCTGCTATCAAACAAGAGGAAGCTCTTGACGAAGTTGGTATGTACAACTACAGCAGGAATCCTGACCTTACCCAACCTCTCAAAGGTGTTCATGACATGTACGACTACACCGAGCTTGGTGTTCGTACTGTAGATGATTTTGGTGTCGTCGGTGCTGCTATTGATAGCGCACGTATTGCACGTAACCTTGATACCGTACATGGACGTCTTGGTAATGTTATCTCTGAACCTGCCCTCAAGTATTCTGTAAGCACACCTGGTGCTGGACAGGATGTTGTTCTTGGTCTTGCTGATCAGCTACATAAGGCTGGTTCTATTGGCATGGAAGGTAGAAACTGGAAGGTCACATTTAAAGATGTGATGGATGCTAATGAAGATCTTGCAATCGAATTGTTTGATCCTCGTATGACTAAGGCAGATGTACGTCAAGTCCTTGAACCTTATATTGTTCGTGGAGAAGATGGTACTGAACGTCTGGTCGAAGACGGGATTGCAATGGCGTCTAAAGCGCTCCGTAGCTTCGGAGAAGAGCTTACAGGTATGGATGTAGCAAGAGCACAGTCTATCCTTGCTGGAAGCCTTTCTGGACGTGTCTCAGACCTTTCTGAGGGTGCACGTTTGATGAACGGTACTAGCGCAGTACGTGAAGCACAAGATAAGATTGTTGACATGCTTCAGTATGTTAGCCAGCTATCTGCTTCTGCTAAGTATTACAAGAACCGTAAGATGGGTCTGATCCAACAGGTAAAGAATGGATTTAGGAACATCGAAGGTTACAACGAGGCTACTGCACTTGGTGCTGGTGAAGTTGCACAACGCATCTTTAAAGATTCCGAACGATTTGCCACTTCTATGCGGCAGATTGCAGCTAACCAACCACAGCTGATGGATCAATTCCTACTTGCTTATGAACTTACTGATGGTAAAATTGACACCATCATTAAGATGAACAAGTGGATTAATGAGATGACTGTGGATATTGGTAAGGGTATTGTCAATCTAAATCCTGAAGTACAGAATAAGATTGTTGCTGGTGTATGGTCTAACATTTACAATAGCATCCTGGGTATCGGCTCAAGTGTTAAAGCACTTGTCGGTAACTTTGGTGGTATCATTGCACAACCTACAGCACACTTTGCTGGTGCCTTGATGTCTGCTGATTTGAAAGGTATTCAACGTGGTTGGGTAGCTTACAGTTCTCTGGGTGAAACACTGCAACGTGCATTGCCTTATGCTGGTGATGTGTTTATGCGTGCATCACGCAATCCTCAATCCGTAAGTTCTGGTACACGTATTGACCTGCTGTTGCAGTCAGAACGTGAGATGGACTTTCTTAAAAAAGCTGCTGCTACTGCATCAGCCGAAGGTAATGATGGTTTGCAATACATTGTAAATCAGATTGAACTCCTTAATGACCTTGCTAAGGATCCTGTGTTGCGGTTTGGTCCTAACGCCATGACTGCAATGGACGGTATGACTGGTGTATTTAATGCATCAGCAGAAGCTAGGTTCCGTGCTATGGACGAACTGATCGCTTCTGGTAAACCTATTACTAAAGAAAACGTCAAGCCTATTGCAGATAAGTACTACAGTCAGATGTTTAATTCTGATGGTTTGCTGCAAGACGACGCAGTTAAGTATGCTACTTCTGAAATGGCACTTAACATCGACACACCTATGGCAAGAGGTCTTGATGACTTAACTAGGATCATCCCTGCTGCTAAACCGTTCATGATGTTTAATGCAACTTCAATGAACACCATTGATATTATGGGTAAGTATGGTCCTTGGGCACCTTTCCAACGTGATGTCAATGAGCTTGCTTATGTACCTCTTAATGACCTGTTGGCAGATGAAAGCCGTGTTAATCAATTGCTGAAAGCACGTAACTTTGATGTTGAAAACATGGATGTCATTGCTAAGCAGGAACGTCTTGCTGATCTTAAGTATATGACACGGGGTCGGAAAGCTATCGGTGCACTTGCAATGCTCGGTACTTATAACCTTGTCATGAATGACAGGATTACAGGTGATGGTTTCTATGATAAAGAAACACAATTAGCTCGTGTTAAAAACTCTAACTGGAAACCACGTAGCATCAAAGGTTTAGATGGTAAGTATTATTCCTATGCTCAGTTTGGACCGATTGCTGATTGGCTAGCACTTGTGGCTAACATTGGTGATAACTTTGATAGTCTGGGTGAAGCTAAGATGGAAAACCTCAGCCAAAAGATGGCTTTCATCTTGAGCGCTGCTATCACTAACCGTACTACATTGTCTAGTATCAAGCCGTTGATGGATATGACAAGCGGCAATGGTGCTGCTATTAACCGTTGGGCTGCTGGTTTTGTCAACAGTCTTGGACCCCTGGCTTCATTGCGTGGTGATTTTTCACGTATCCTCAGTGAAGGTTTGCTAGAGGTTGAGGCTGATTTTATGTCTCAACTTAACAACCGTAACAGGTTTATTGGTGCATTGTTTGACACTAAACAACCTTTTGTCTATAGCCCTGTTACCGGTAAGAAACCTAATGGTTACGGAATGATGCAGCGTCTGTATAATGCATACAGCCCAATTCAAATCCATCCTGCACAAACTCCTGAGGAAAAATTCCTGGAAGCTGTTGAATTTGACATCAACACTACGTTTAGAACTAAAGACGGCATCCGACTGCTTCCTGAGGAACGGTCTGAATTGTTCCGTCTGATGGGTGAGCGTGAGTACTTTAAGGACGCTATTACAGAAATCATGCGTGACGCTGGTGATTGGGATAGCATCCAAAAACTACGTGAATTGCGTAGCCAAGGATTTAAGTCTGATGAAGTGTCTCTGAAGAAATGGCATGATCTCCATGCTCGTTTGTCTGAGGCAAGGCGTGAAGCAGAAGAAATTGCTTATGCTGAGATGGACGGTGATATGTATGCCGCCATTGAACTAAGGCAAGTTGAAAAAGACCTGCGTGAGGATTACGCGACTACAGGTGATGTTTTTGATCCATCCATTCTAGAAACACGGAAGTAAATTTATTTAACTAACTATGGCGTGCTCTGACGTACAAACAATTCAAGCTGGAGACGGGTCAAAGACACAATTCTCTTTTGATTTCCCGTATATTTTTAAATCTGAGATTCACGTTTATTTTTGGAACGCGACTACAAAAGAATACGACGAGAAGCTTACGACAGATGCCACCTACCCTTGGCAGATTACTGATGCCAACCCAACGATCGTAGAGTTTACGGGGACCGCTCCACCTGCCCCGACTACTCCTACAGATCCTGGTGAACCCACGGTTGACAATGTTAAGATTCGTCGAATCACTAAGGTGGACGACATCCGGGCATTGTTCAACCCTGGTTCTGCCATTCGGTCTAATGATCTGAATATTAACTTTGAACAGCTCCGTTATGCTATTCAAGAGTCTAACTGTCAGGGTATTCCTGATGATGTTGATCAGTACCTAAAAGATTATTACTGGGACCGTTACGACAATACGTTGTATGATGGTGACACTTGGGTCAGCGATGACACCAAGATTGCTACTACTGCAGCACTTGACGCACGGTTCCAAGACGAAGTAAACGATACATTTACTAAGGCTGAGCTGGCAGCAGCCAGCGATGTGATTCCTGACGATGATGTCGCTGTACCTACAACAGGTACCGTTAAGAATTATGTTGACCATGTAGTTGAAAGTGACATCCTTGTTGGTGATGGTCTTACAAGAACCTTTGGGGGTGGGCAAACAACTATTAGTATTAATCAAGGGTCAGTTGACCTTGATAAAATTAAGCCTGAAGATCTTGTCACTTCATCAGAAGCAAACCCTAACAACGATACTACTATCGCCACTACAGCTAAAATCGATGACATGATCGATGCTGCCATTACTGGTGATATTGCTGTTGATAATACTGGTTTGACCGTTACTGATGATGGTGATGGCACTATTACGCTTGGTATTGGTTCTAACTCTGTAGATTTTGATCGTATTAAAAACGACGATATTATTACTAAAACTGAGCAGGATTCTGGTTCTCCAACTCCTGCAGATAGTAATATTTTTACTGCATCTGCTGCTGTTAAACGTTTCGATACCCTTGTACAAACTGGTACTCCTAGTGAAAGCAGTTATGAAGTTGGTAAGACTTGGTTGCAAAATGATGACGACCAAACCCTTAAAATTTGGAATGGTAGCACTTGGCTAGATGTTGCGTCTGGTGGTTCTTTCCGAACCCAAGATAAAGTTATTTACGTTGATGCAACTGGTGGTGACGATTCAAAAACCGGTCATCGTATTAGCGGTCCTAAATTAACCATTAAAGAGGCTATTAACGATATTAACGCAGACATTAATACGTCTATTAAAACTGCTGGTTCAGGCTATACTGATGGTACATATCAAGATGTACCCTTGACTGGTGGTACTACTGGCTCAGGTTTGACTGCAGACATTACAGTGTCTGGTGGTGCTGTGACAGCAGTTACTGATATTAGCGCATCTACGCTTGAGGAGTATCAGATTGGTGACATCTTGTCTGCTTCTGATTCTAACCTTGGTGCTGGTGGCGGTTCAGGTTTTGAGCTTGAAGTTACTGGTGGTGGTGACGGTATGACCGTGATCGTGGCTGCTGGTGTTTATCAGGAAGCTGCTCCTATTCAAATCAAACGTCGTAACGTGTCTATTATTGGCATGGCATTGCGTAGCACTATTGTACACCCAACTGTTGCAACTGAAAAACCATCAAATGCTGGCAACTCTGCACTGTTTGAATTGAACAGTGGTTCGTTTATTCAAAACTTGACGTTGACTGGTATGCAAGCCAGCAGCTCTGGTACTAACAGTATTGACTCTGATCTGCCTGATAAACAAGGTTGGAACTTTACGTTCTATAACAATTCGTTTATCACCAAATCTCCTTATATTCAAAACTGTACTAACTTCTCTGATAGTCAGATTGACAACAGCGATCTGCGGGCTCATCGTCCACGTGGCGGTTCTGCAGGTGACTTGACTAACGCTCCTACCGGCGGCGGTATGTTGATTGACGGTTCTGTGCCTAAGACCACAAGTCCTTTGCGGTCGATGGTTGCAGACAGCTATACACACGTTGGTCTTAACGGACCTGGCATCCTTGTTACTAACAATGGTTATGCACAGTGTACGTCTAGCTACGCCTTCTTTAACAAGTATCACATCAAAGCATTAAATGGTGGTCAAGCCAACCTGGCTGCTTCTACCACTGATTTTGGTGAAAAGGCATTGGTTGCTGATGGTAAGTCTACTGCTGCCATTTTTACTGCAACAGTTAACGGTGCAGCTTCTAGCGGCGATCTGACGTTTGACATTGATAACGTTACTGCAGGTACAGGTTGGTTTGGTAGTCAAACTAAACCGGCGAGCAACATGCTTGTTACTGTCAACAGTGTCACCTATCCTATTCTGTCGTCTACTGTTATTACTGGTGGACACAGGGTTACTATTAGTCGTCCTGATCCTGACAACCGTAGTACCAACCTTGGACTTAATGGCGCTGTAGCTGACAACGCTGCCGTATCGTTCTTCCTTCGTTCCCAAATTGCTTCTAGTGGTCACACTATGGAGTATGTTGGTAGTGGCATGGACTACGATGCATTGCCTGAAAATGGTGGTGTACCGGATGAAACCAAACAGATCACTGAACTCAACAACGGTAAAGTTTGGACTGCAGTTACTGACCACAACGGTAAGTTTAAGATTGGCGGTAACCAGACTGATGACCCGTTCTTTGAAGTAGACCAGCAGCTTGGTTTCGTTACCATTCCTGAAGGTTCTATTGCCTTTAACCTGGTGTCAGATGAAACGCCACAGCTTGGTGGTGATTTGGATGTCAACGGTAAGAAGATTGTCAGCGCGTCTAATGGTAATATTGTTATCGAACCAAACGGTACGGGCACAACTAACATTGATAATCTTATCCTAGATGATCGTTCAATTACTACCACAGGTACTGGTGATTTAACACTTGATGCTAATAGTGGCGGTATTAATGTAAAACAACAGATTACTAGTGATCTTGGTAGTGATGTTGAAATCTACCCACGTGGTACAGGTAATGTTAACTTTGACCCACTAGGTATTGGCGGAACAAGGCTGATTGGTATTGATGACCCAACCGGTGCACAAGACGCAGCTACCAAGAACTATGTAGATACAAATTTTGTTGCCGACGCTGGTGGCACCATGTCAGGTGACCTGGCAATGGGTACTAATAAGGTTACGGGTGTTGGTGATCCTACGGATGCACAAGATGCAGCTACTAAAAATTATGTAGATACCAACTTTGTTGATAAAACTTCTGACACTGGTTCTGCACAGCTACCTGTAGGTACTGAAGCTCAACGTGACAGTACACCTGCTGCAGGCATGATTCGTTTTAACGACGACGTTGACCAGTTTGAAGGTTACAACGGTACTGCATGGTCAAGCGTTGGAGGCGGTGCCACTGGCGGTGGAGGAGACCAATGGGCTGTTGAACATGACAACACCATTACTACTTCTTACACCATTAGCACTGGTAAAAACGTGATTAGTGCTGGACCTTTGACGATCAACTCCGGTGCAACTGTCACCGTACCTTCTGGATCTACCTGGACTATTGTTTAATTATGACTATTAAAATTAACGGCGACAATTCAGTCGCAAACCCTGGATTTAGTGGGGATGATACAGACACTGGTCTGCAGGTTGGTACTAACGAACTTAAGCTAGTTACTGGTGGAACGGAAGCTGTTACTGTTGATAGCTCGCAAAATGTTGGTATTGGCACGGCAACCCCAGGTGCACCACTCGAAATTAAGACGCCTGCAGACACTGATGCTGCAATTAGGCTGAATGAAGGCACAACTACTAACCCTTTACAAATTGAGCAATCATCAACAGAAGCAAGAATTCAAATACTAGCGTCTCAGCCGCTTGTATTAGCAGGTCAAAGCGGCTCAGGAAGCACCTCATTCATTAAGTTTGAAACACGTGGAAACGAGCGGGCGCGCATCGATTCCAGCGGTAACTTTTTTACCGGAGGTACGAACTCTATATCTGCGATTGAAGGAGGTACACAGGCTGGCAAAGTATTCAAAACCGATCACACCGCTAGCTCTGGCGCTACATCCACAAGTCAAGCATTTCACCTTAGTTTTGCCAATCCCAATGGTTTTGTAGGCTCTATAAGCACGAGTGGCTCTGCAACTGCTTTTAATACTTCTTCTGACCACCGCCTCAAAGAAAACGTTGTTGACCTAACTGGTGCTATTGATCGCGTCAATCAGCTTCAGGTACGTCGCTTCAACTTCATCGCGGATCCTGACACCACGGTTGACGGCTTCATTGCTCACGAAGCACAAGCTGTTGTGCCTGAAGCTGTCACTGGAACGCAAGACGAAGTTGACGATGACAACAATCCTGTTTATCAAGGTATTGACCAGTCCAAACTTGTGCCTTTGTTGACTGCTGCACTGCAGGAAGCTATTGCTAAGATTGAAACGCTTGAAACTCAAAACGCTGATTTACTTACTCGTGTTACCGCCCTGGAGAATGTATAATGACTATTAAACTAAAAGGATCTACAGACGGGAGCGTATCACTACAGGCTCCCGCCGATACCAGCCCGACTGGTGATGACATTACGCTGACCCTGCCAACTTCGGCTGGGTCTGCTAATGAATTTGTAAAAAACAGTGGAACTGCTGGAACGCTTGAATACTCCGATATGGTCGAAACTTCGACTGGTATCGGTATTGGCACATCTTCTCCAGCATCTAAAGTTCACATTGTTGACAGCCTGACTGGCGGTCAACTGCTGGTGTCCAGCGCTCAATCCGCTTCGGACATTGAAAAGTATGGTACATTCGGCACCGAACATTACGATGCAGATGAAGAGCCGGCACTGGGAATTGCAGTGCAATCATCCTCAAGCGCTAATACTGTGCTTATCGGTGGAGCTTTGGGTGAATTTAATGCAGCGACTGACATTAGATTTAGCACCGCAAGTAATAGCACTACAACGACTGGCACCCAGCGCTTGGTTATTAAACCTGATGGCCACCTTAGGTTTGCCCAAGACAGCACAAACACGCCTGGAAATGGCAACACCACTGCTGGCTTAGGCATTGAATATCTTTCAAGCGGCGCTGCAGCTTTTATCTCTAGAACCGATAATACGGCCCTGTATCTTAACCGTAATAGTGACGGGAATATCCTTTCTTTCCGTCGAAGTGGTACTGAAGAAGGTTATATCAACGTAACTACTACAGCAGCCAACCTAGTCAGCACTTCAGATTATCGCTTGAAGGAAAATGCTGTATCAATCGCTGATGGCATTACTCGTGTCAAACAACTTCAGCCTAAACGTTTCAACTTTATTGCTGATCCGTCTACAACCGTAGATGGTTTTATGGCACATGAGGTGCAAACTGTTGTGCCTGAAGCTGCCTTTGGAGAACATGATGCAGTTGATGCTGAGGGCAACCCTGAATATCAAGGTCTTGACCAGTCCAAACTCATACCCTTGCTAACTGCTGCATTGCAAGAAGCAATCGCCAAAATTGAAACCCTTGAAACTAAAGTCGCAGCACTGGAGGCAGGATCATGAGTACTATTAAAGTAAATAAAATTGAAAACACCTCTACAACAGATGGTGGTATTTCTATTGACAATGCCGGTCACGTACAGATTGATGGACAGCAACTGCCAACTGCTGGTGCATTAAGTCACAGAAATCTTGTAATGAATGGTGCAATGCAAGTGGCGCAAAGAACTACAAGCGCGACAGGTGTTACTACAACTGGATATAAGTCTGTTGATCGATTTAAGGCAAATATAAGCGCAATGGGCACTTATACAATTAGTCAATCAACGGACGCACCGGATGGATTCAGCAACAGTTTAAAGTATGAAGTAACGACAGCTGATGCATCGCCAGCGGCTAGCGACCAAGTTGCCGCAGAGTACAGAGTTGAAGCTCAAGATTTGCAGCATTTAAACTATGGTTCAAGCTCTGCAAAGTCACTCACTTTAAGTTTTTGGGTTAAATCTGACGTCACGGGAACATATAGCAATGAATTTATGCAGGCTGACAATAGCTCCAAGCATTACAGCTTTTCATACACTATAAACACTGCGGATACTTGGGAGCACAAGACTGTGACAGTGGAAGGTGACACTTCTGGAGTGATTAATAACGACTTTGGAGAAGGTTTACTCATCAAATGGTGGTTAGGAGCAGGATCAAATTTCACCTCAGGCACGTACTCCACTGGCTCATGGGCAGCAAGAACTGCCGCAAACGCTGTATCTTCTTCCTCGCCAAACTTTGCCAGCACCGTAGGTAATGAGTGGTACATCACTGGAGTCCAACTAGAAGTCGGCTCTGTCGCAACACCGTTTGAGCACAGAAGTTTTGGCGAGGAGCTTGCTAGATGCTATCGCTATTTTCAAAAGTCTTATTCATACGGCACCGCTGTTGGGGCTAATACTACTGACGGTCGATATTATTTTCTGATAGGTACTACCAGTGATGCAGCTAACAAAGGTGGCAGTGTTTATTTAGGCACCAACATGCGTGTAGCACCTACTACTAATTTTTACAATGATGCAGGCACCCAAGGGGTTATTCAAATACCTGCTTCTACTGTTACACCTCTTCTACTTAAAACCGGTGTAATAGCCATATACGTGGGCAACACCACCTCAAGAGAAGTTGCAGGTGCATGGACAGCTGATGCCGAATTTTAATTATTATGGAACTAAACTACAAACTGACTGCTGAAGACGGATTTGTCCAACGTCTCACAGACAAAGCTTTCATCCCGTTTGATGTTGGCAATGTCGACTATCAAGAATATCTTGACTGGCTTGAAGAAGGCAACACTCCACAACCCGCAGACTCATGATTACCCTTATCCGTCCAATCCTTTTCTCATTCCTTAACTCTGAAAAAGTGAAGCGTCTTATCGTTGACCTTTTGAAGAAACTGGCTGAACAAAGCGACAACACTGTGGATGATGAAGCAGTGAAGTTCATCGAACGCGGTTTGTTCGGTGCCAACGTGGAGTGATCCCCCTGTAATACCTTACCTGGTGCTGCCTGAAGCGCCAATGATGCCACCTCCGGTACTGGAGGTACCAAGAGCGGAGCTACCTAGCTACAAACCGCTTGTCGTACCTCCTAACACGCTTCGACCACCGCCAGGTGTTAAGGGTATTAACACAGGTGATGACCCTCCACGAGAGGAACCAAAGACTACAAAACCGAATATACCACCTGAAGCTCAGATAGTAGACATTCCATTTACGGACATTGAAGTACCAATGCCCTCTACTACTATTATGACAACTGCAGCTACAACAGCATTTATTTCTGTTGCCGCCACCCTGACTGCTACGTCTTTGTTCAAATACCTAGTAATGGTGTTTAAACCAGTATTCAAACAAATATGGAGCAAACTAACAAAAAAGAAGGAACAAGAAGTTTCTTAGATAAAGTAAAAGAAAATACTGAGGATGAATTACAAATCCTTGGTACCTTTGTCCGTCTAGGTGTCGTCGTTTGGAGTGGTTTTATTATTACCCTTAATTACGTTGACCTTCCTATGATTAAAAAGGGACAAAGCGGTGGCGATATTACATTTGTAGCTTCTGTCTTTACAGGCGCACTTGCGACTTTTGGACTAACTACATCAAACAATAAGGCAAATCCTAAACCTCCTGAACCTAAAAAGAAAGAAGAATGAAACGTTTTATTTTGTTGATGATGTTGGCTAGCCCTGCTGCCGCACAACAAGTTACCCCTAACTTTACACAGGGGTCAATGCAATCGACTACTACCACCACGATTGACATTGAACGTACAATTAGCACTGAAATCTATGGTGGTGATTATTCATCATGGAGTGGATCAAACGTTACTCCCAGCTCCGACATTTCTGGCAGCGGGACAACCTTTTCAGTAACAACAGCTGGAGATCCTTGGTCTCTGGAAGTTACAACCAGAAGTGCAGGAGTAGTAGAGACGATCGACGTAACCGAAAGCATCGATTCAGTTTCTACCACTACCTCGCTCTCTATCTTCTCGCAGTAAACCCTGCTTACGCAAACGAAGAACCAAGAGTACAAAATACATCAAACCCCGTGGCAGCAGCAACGGGCAATGTGACTAATCAGGCGGTGCAATTCCAAAACAATGGAGCACCGTCTCGTCAATACTTTGCAAGTAATAATAGTTGTAATGGAGCTACGATGACGTTTAGCCCGTTTTATATGGGCAACGACACTATTCCATACGAGCATCATGGTTATGTCCGAACTAATAACTTTGGAGCACAGCTAAACTTTAGCGTACCATTAGATGGTGGTATGATTGAAACTTGCAAAGCTATTGCACGTAAACACGAACAAAAGATGAGGCTTGATTACGAGCTTGTTCGTGCTCTAAAATGCACTGAAATTATGAAAGCTGGGTTTACGTTTAGACCTGGTAGTCGTGTAGAAATGCTCTGCAACGACATTGTGCCTATTGTGTCTTTAACAAATGAGTGAAGCTATTGTCAGTTTAGCTGTCGCTGTCATCGCTGGCGGCGCTGCCCTAAACAACAGATTACACAACCGAATAAATAGCGTCCATGAACGTATCAGTGCCCTTGATCGTAGACTTGACGGCGTAGAACTAACAGTTGCTTCTGACTACGTTAAAAAAGCCGAACTAGCTGAACTATTAGCTAGGATGGAAGATCACATGGTACGCATTGAAAACAAACTTGACCAGATCGTATTAAGAAATGGCTAAGAAAAAAGCTACAGAAGACCAGTTTAACGAGTTGCACAACCTTGTTACTAAGGAGTTCCTTGCCAGGATAAAATCTGGTGAGGCAACTACCCAAGACTTGAAAGCAGCTTGTGACTGGCTTAAAACAAATGACATCAGCGGTGTCGCCATGGACGGCAATCCACTTGGTAAACTGGCTGCAGTGATGCCTACAGTTGACCCTGAACTCGTACATCGGAGGCTGCATGGCTCGAACGTCTAAACATAGTGGTGCCAAATACGCTAACGGTAACTACAAGTCGTACCAAAAAGAGTACGATGCAAGTAAACTGCAGATCAAAAAGCGGTCTGCACTCAACAAAGAAAACAGAAAACGGGGCACCTATGGCAATGGTGACGGTAAAGATGTATCACACAAAAAGAATGGTAAAACATTCCTTGAAAAAGCATCTAAAAACCGAGCACGTAAAGGCCGAGCATGACCCCGTTACTTCCAACTCCTGACGATTACCTCTACAACTTAATAGTTATGACCTCACCAGAAGCCAAGCGCCTGTGGAGGCGCTCTATTAAGGAACACTTTGACCATACATGTATTTATTGCGGAAAAACTTATGACCTTAGTCAGTTATCTATCGATCATGTTCATCCTAGGGCTCGCGGTGGGCAGGATGTCGCAACGAATGTCGTATGTGCCTGCACCCGTTGTAATCAGGAGAAAGGAAGTGCCCCCGTCCTTGAATGGATGAGGGACAAATTTGGAGTCAATAGGCTCCGTGAAAAAGTTTTATTGGAGCATATTGCTTAATGGATAAAGAACTAGCTCAACTAGAAGAATGGGCTGTAAACCTTGTTAACGACTACGAAGAAGAGTTGCTGCGTACTAAGCCTAAATCTTCTATGCATAAACGCATTAAAAGATTTTCTGGTGAGCTGGTTGCAAACCCTGAAGCTTACGGCGAGTTAATGGAAATGGGTCGGTCTCAAGGTATGACCGGTCAAGAACTTCTTAACGCTATTCGTCGTATTGAGCAAGGATTGCTTGACGAGTCTGGTAGAGGTAAGGCACCATCTAGAAAACAGATGATGTCTGATGTTATCCACCACTTTTACGCACAACGTACAGGTGGTGATACCCTTAGAAGACTTGGACAAGCAGACCGTCAAGAGGCTAGAGCAGCACTGAGAGGTGAGTTTGGTCGGTGGGGCAACGTCCCTGAAAACCTTAGAAGCTTGTTTAGAGCTGGTCACCTTAATAGTGACGTGTTAAAAGGCATTGAAGGCGAGGCAATGGCTGAGCTGGGTGTGACTAAAGCTGGTCAATTAGACCTACCTAAAGCTCACACAACTACTGGTAAAGCTGTTACTGGCGATATTGTTGGCGCTACTACTGCTAAAGAAGCTATTGAGGGTATGCGACCTCAGTTTGAAATTCAAGGCAGAGAAACACAAGCAGCTATTGAAGCGACACAGCCGTTGATGCTAGATATTGACAAAGTTGCTGGGACTACTTATAGCACTGGTATGTCTGCTGAAGAACTGGCGGCACGCCGGAATATATTAACAGCTAATCCAGAGCAAGTTAAAGCTGCTATTCAGTCACGTTTGAAACCGTTTATCCGGGCTGGTACAGTTAATTTAGGTATGTCTGTTATCTCAGAATATGGTGAAGCTATTGAAGAGTTGACAGGTGGTGCTATTTCAAATACTATTAACCAACTGGTTGTCAATCCGTTGAGAAAGGCTGTTGGTCAAGAACCTGTAGCACCTTACCAAAAACCTGACCCGACGGCTGATGTACAAACCGTTAAACGTGCTAAAGCAGCAGTACAACGTGGTGGTCAGATTTCATTTGGTGCAGGTGGTGTTAAATTTACCCTACCTGAATTTGGATTATCCGAACTCCTGGGAGTTAACTAAAAGCCCCTGTAAGCCCTTCACCACCCCTACACGCTAGATTGTACCTATGAATACTTTAGACCTCCTTAGAGGCGATTTTAAGCTGTTTCTACAGGCTTTGTGGACACAGCTTGACCTACCAAACCCAACTCGTGCACAATATGCAATCGCAGACTATCTTCAGCATGGACCTAAGCGTCTTCAAATACAAGCTTTCCGTGGAGTGGGAAAGAGCTGGATTACTGGAGCCTTTGTTCTGTGGACGCTTTTTAA